GTCGTTGTGATCAACGGCGCGTGTCGCCTCACAACCCTCGGGATAGCAGCCAAGCAGCCATACGTCAGTGACGTCAATGTTTGCGTCAAGGCTGTATTCAATCTCGGCTTGCCAGTAAACGCCAATTGCGTAGATTTTGGTTTCAAAGGTAGGCATTTCTATTGCTCCGTTGTGTCTGTCAACGTGGGGTATGTTAACCGAAGTGAAGGCGGGTTGGAAGTCCCCGCCTCCGATATTTATCGGGTTACGGTAATGGTGAATTGGGTGTTGTCTTTGGTATCAACGACAACGTACTTGCCGGGGAACTCTCTGAACCAGCGCCATAACTGATCCACCGCAAGTCCAAGATCGTTGTACGCACCCATTGTTTCTTCAAGATCACTTGCTACTGCAACGATGTAACGGTAGTCCTTGAGGATAGGGTCTTTGCTGTAATCAACCATTTGCATTGCCTCTCTGTGGCATCCCGGTCAACATTGACCGTATTGATATATTAACACAAGTTAAGCAGATGTCAACACCCCAAACAAAAAATACATACCCACGATGCTATGCATTTGGGGCTTTACTTAGAATGCTAACCGTGGTTAAATGGCAGGATGGACATCAACACAGCATTAAAGAAGTTTGGTTCCCCTAGCGGTATCGCACGGGCGTTCGGCGTCAAACCCCCGGCTGTATCCCGTTGGATACGCAACGGTGCGATCCCGCAGCAGAGGGTATGGCAATACAAGGCAGGGTTGGTAAAGCCCCAGAAGGGCCGCTAATGCGGTTTGCGGGGGCCAGAAACGACAAACCCCCTTTCGGGGGCTTGACGGGCCGGGGGGAGGTGGCCTACGCTGATGATGCTATATCGCGTGATGGAAAATGTACACCGCTGTTCTAGCCGTGTCAAACACCCCACCACGCAGCCCCTCGACATGGGCAAAATCTGTCGCCAGCGGGGCCGGTGCAATTCCGGTTGGTCGAAAGGCCACGACCTCGGGCTGGTTAAATTGCCGAGGCGGGTCAGAAAGACGGCATACGGGCATAACCGTGGGCCTCTTTAGCCTCCAAAATCAATGGGGGTTAGGGGGGTCTTCTCCCGGCTCCGAGCATTAGGGGTAAGAAGATGGATAAGGGATACATCATCAGGCTTTGTAGCAAGTATTTGAAAGTCGTTAGAGGGAAAGGATTGGCAAAGGGGGAGTCGCCAATCAGTCTTTCAGTAAAGCATTTGCATGAAACGCATAAAATGCAATGCATCCAAGTAGCAGAAAAAAGTTTTGATTACCTTGAGAAAAACAAAAACGTCATGCGCGAAGTGATCGCCGCCAATAAGACGTTGAAAAAACCAAAAAAACCAAAAAAGCCAAAGGTTGCGAAAAGAGAGTTTTTAGAAACATACGCATGGCGAAAGGTTCGTATGGAAGCGTTGCTGAAATACGGGCCGCGGTGTATGTGTTGCGGCGCTACACCGCAAACTGGTGCGGTAATGAATGTTGACCATATCAAGCCTCGCAAAACTTATCCTGAACTAGCCCTTTCGGTAGAAAATTTACAAATTTTGTGCGGCGAATGTAATCACGGCAAAGGAAACTGGAACACAACCGATTGGAGGGAGAAATGGAAGGTTTAGACACGTCAGCATGGGAACGGTGGAAGGCATACCGGACAGCGATACGCAAACCGATCAAGCCTGCCTCGGAACACGCCATGCAGATGAAACTGGTCAAGTACGGCGCTGACCAAGATGCGGTCGTTAACCAGTCGATCAGCAACCAGTGGCAGGGGTTGTTCGACCTTCAGCGGTCAAAACCGGTGCCGGGTGAAAAGCCGGTCAAGACCGACAAACAGATTGCGGCTGAAAACGAACGGTTTGCCGCTGACGAACAGCGATGCGTGAAGGGGTGGGATCAGCGCCTTGCTGAACCCCTCGCCAAACTCAAACTGGCCGATGCGTTGCTTGCCCGCTATGTGGTTAGGCAAGACGAGCCGCAGCACGAGGAACGGGTAGAGTGGTTGCGTGACCAAGTGGGCACAATGTTGCGTCAGGCTGATGCAGCGGCGGTGATTGGCGACCCGCACTTACGGTCGATGGTCTGGTCGCTTTTTGGGGAACGGGGTTTTAAGAGGCTGAAAGAACGTGCGTCCGCTGAACAAACGAAACCGAATCTGGTGGCAAATATGGCTAACACGGTGCATCAACGAGGCGCGGTGTGAGGTACGCAGCGAGGCGGGACGGAAACGACTCAGCGATCACCCTCGCCCTGCGAAACGCCGGATTCTCAGTCTGGGACGCCGCAAGCGCAGGCGGCGGGATTCCCGACAAACTCGTGTATCGCGCACTGCCAGACGGAACGCCGTGGGTGTGCTGGGTGGAGGTTAAAATGCCCTCGGGCAAACTGCGCCCGGCTCAGGAGATGTTCCAGAGCATCTTTGCGCCGCGTGACGAGTTCTACGTTGCCCGTGACGCTGTAACGACTGTCGCAGTCCTTACGCAGCGGTATCAGGCCGCGATTCGGCCAGAACACGCACGATGACGTAAAACCCGCCTTGCGTGGGTGAGACTTTGAGGATGTCCCACCGCTCGCAAAACTTGGGCAGCCACCACCGAGCAGGGTTCTGGATCAAGTGGGCGTTGCGGCCATCGGTGAGGAACTTTTTGGCCGGGCCAGTGTGGACGGTAAAGAACCCGACCTTGGTGATGGCTTGTAAATCGTCCAGCACGGCGTCAAGGCATGACGGTTCAACGTGTTCAAGGACGTCAATGCAAGTGGTCAGGTCGGCTACTCGGGGCGGGCCGTACTCGGGAAACGCCGGGTCGGAGGCGGTGTAGTCGATGACGTTGATATGCTCGCGCAACCGTCGCTTGCCTGCCCCGTAGTCGTGTAGGCTCACAAACTGGTTGAGTTTGATCAGTTGGTTAACAAGCGGCGCGAAACTGACTGATGCCACGCCGTAGTTCGGATTATCGTGCAGTCGTTGTTGCTCCTGCCGATACTGGTCAGTTATCATCATTCCCAAATCATAGCGGGGTCGTCATGCACCAACAAGCAGGTGAATTCGTCGCGGTGTTGCTCCATAGCGCAACCGCATTGCTGTACAAGTGCAAAACCTTCAAATGAACGGCCTGCGACTCGCACAACTGCTGTCGGATCGGGATGAGGAACTGGACATCCTCGGCCAGCCGCGCAAGAAGCGCCGAGGGTTTGGCTACACCGGCGACAATTCGCAGTACAAGAGCCTTGAGGCGTATTACCGCAGCAAGACGCCGCAGGAAATTTTCAGCCAGTACACTCCGTCAAGCCCGCCCCCGCTGAACCTTCAAACGCCAGAGCCAAAGCCGCTTGACGAATTTGCAAGCGTCGAAAGCGAATACACCCCTTATCGCCCTGACAAGCCTATAGGCCCGCCAACTGGCGCACCTACGGCACCCCCGCTTGACCCACGAGACTACCGGCAGGCGGTCATCAAGGACGAACCGCCTCGGGCTTTGTTTAGCGGGATGCTGCCGTCGCAATTTCCAGAGGCGTACCAAATCGGCTACACGCAGCCTATGCCTCCCCCTAACCCGCCCGCTGCGATCGCCCCTGCGGCCCCAGAGACGCCCGTGGCGGTTAATCCCGACGCAGAACGCCTTGCAGCGGCGCTACAGGCCCAGCAAGAGCAGCAGGCGCAGATGATGGCAGCGCAGGCTGAGATGGCGCGACAGGCCGAGATACAGCGTCAGATAGAGCTTGCCCGAATTGAGGAAGAACGCCGACGCGCAGCGGCAGAGTCAGCAGGAGTGGACGATGGCGGCGGACGCTAATCGACTTGCGGCGGCCCTCGCCTACGAGGACGACCGGAGGCGACGGCTGGCCGAAAGCATTCCGGCCTTGACCGGGCCGACGACCGCCCTACGGCGCAACGTCCGTACTGACCTTGAGAACTTGTCCGCCGGGTTAGGTCAGGGCATCGTCAACCAGCTGGAAGGCGTAAAGGGACTTATCACCGACCCCGTAGGCACGGCCAAGGGCGCATATGAGGCCGTTAGGGGCATTGCGCGCGACCCCAAGGTGTTGGCCCAAGCCCTAGCCGAGACGGGCCGTAAAGCGATGAGCGGGCCTTTAGGCGCAGGCGAAGTGGTAGGCGAAATGCTTGGCCCAATGCGCGGTAAGCCGCCAATGGCCGAAATTGACGTTTACCACGGCAGCCCGCACCGCTTTGAGGAATTTGACGCCAGCAAGATCGGCACGGGTGAGGGTCAGCAAGCATACGGCCACGGTATTTACGTTGCCGAGCAAAAAGATGTTGCGGATATGTACCGTCGGGCGCTCACGCCGCATCAAGTGAGCGACAACGACGCACAATCCCTTGCTAGTTATGCGATGCGTCAACGTCACAACAAAGACGACGCTATCAAATGGCTGCAAAAAGAAAAAACTGCGTATAAAAGCGAACAATCGCCAGAAACGCTTGCCCAATATGATGCAGCGATAAATGTGCTACAGGGGGGCAATGTTCCAAAAGTAGGCAATTTCTACACCGCCGACCTACCCGACGAAATGGTAGATCGGATGCTGGATTGGGATAAGCCGTTAAGTGAGCAACGCGAACTTGCAACTCCAATTTTGAAAGAACTCGGATATTTACGTCCTAACGATGATGGCCCTCGTCAGTTCGCACAAGCCGTAAAAGCATTAGATATGGAGTACGGTGGATTTGGAGAAAGCGGCGCGAATGGCATGGCGTTGTTTAAGGCTATTTATAGAGGATTAGAGCAAGGCAAACCGAAAGTTATTGATTTTGCAAAACGAATGAACCTTGGCGATCAAGCAATGTTTATGGAGGCTTCTCCTTTAGCGTCAGAAGTGATGAAGCGCATGGGCATCCCCGGCATCCGATACCTAGACGCTGGCAGCCGAGGCCAAGGCGGTAGCGGTACACGCAATTTTGTTGTGTTCCCCGGCGAAGAAAAGAAGGTTAAGATTCTTAAGCGCGAATGATATACATTAGATTATTGTTTCATTAGCGACATAAACTATATGCCAAGACCCAAAGGATCGCCCAACAAGGCTACTGCGGAAGCAAGGGAAGCCATTGCCCGGCTTGTAGACGGCAACGCATACCGCCTCAACATTTGGCTGGACGAGATTTACGAGACCAAAGGCGCAGAAGCCGCATGGAAGTGCATGATGGATGTGGTGGAATATCACGTCCCGAAACTTGCACGCATTGAGACCACCGGCAAGGACGGAGGCCCGCAAGAGTGGGTCATACGGTGGGGCGAGCCGAAGTAATGGAGATTGACCTGCCGTATAACCCGCGCAGGGCGTTCATGCCTTTTCATAACCGCACCAAACGATGGGCGTGCCTCGTCGCACACCGCCGCGCAGGTAAAACAGTCGCAGCCGTCAACGACATCATTCGGGCGGCCATTATGTACAAGGGGCCGAATGGGCTATTTGCCTATGTCGCCCCTTACGCCAACCAAGCGCGTCGAATTGCTTGGGACTACTTTAAGTATTACGCCAAACCGCTTATTGCTGATGCCAACGAGCAACAGATGACGCTGATATTGGTCAATGGCGTTAAGATCAGTTTGTTCGGGGCAGACAACGCGGATGGGCAAATCCGAGGCTTGGGCCTATCAGGCGTATACCTTGACGAGTATGGCGACTTCAAGCCGAGCGTGTTCGGCAACGTGATCCGCCCGGCCTTGTCGGACAAGCAAGGGTGGGCAGTGTTTGCCGGTACGCCCAAGGGCAAGAACCAGTTTTGGGACATCTACGAGACCGCACAACGGCTGCCGGACGAGTGGTTCCTGCTGCGCTTGCCTGCCTCAACAAGCGGGCTATTGCCTCCCGGCGAACTGGCCGCAGCCAAGGCTCAACTAGCTGAAGATCAGTACCTACAGGAATACGAAACCAGTTTCGAGGCGGCGATTCAGGGCGCGTTTTACGGCAAGGAGATGCGCCAAGCCGACGACCAAGGCCGTATCACCCATGTGCCATTCGACCCCAACCTGCCGACCTATACCGCATGGGACTTGGGTTACCGAGACGACACGGCAATATGGTTTTATCAGATGGCGCGTGGTGAAATCCGCGTGATCGACTTTTACGCCGTCAGCGGAGCCGACATCCATGACATCGCCGCAGTGGTTCTACAAAAGGGTTATGACTACAAACGCCATTACCTACCCCACGACGCCCGGGCCAAGTCGCTACAGACCGGCAAAAGCATCGTGGAGCAGCTTGCAGCCTATTTGGACGTCGGTAAACTCGCGGTGGTGCCGGACATCGGCGTGCAAAGTGGCATCCAAGCCGTTCGCCTGACCCTACCGCACGTCTGGTTCGACAAGGAACGGTGCAGGGAAGGCATAGAGGCGCTGCGGCAGTACCAGCGGGAGTACGACGAGGACAAAAAAGCGTTTCGGCAGACCCCAAGACATGATTGGACGTCACACCCTAGTGACGCATTCCGGATGCTTGGGGTATCATGGGCGGCAGAATCTGACAAGCCCCGGTCGACTGACCCCAAACCGCTGATGGTTGGGCCAGCCAACACGGTCACATTGAACGATATGTGGGCGGTACACGACCGCTCAACAAGCAGGAGAGCGCGGATATGAGCAATCCGGTTAACGAAAGCCAGAACTTTCGCAACATTACAAGCACCACAACCGTGTACACGGGCACTGGCGGCATTCTGGGCATCTTTGTGGCCTCGGCCTCATCGTCGCCTACCATCAAGGTCAGCGACGGCGCTAATACGATGGTCAACACCTTCACCCCGGTAGCCGCCACCTTCTACCCGATGCCGGGCCGGTTCAGCACGTCGCTGGTCGTGACTATTAGCGGCACGGTGGACTGCACGGTTTTCTGGGACATCTAACGTGCTAGCAACGTGGGGTACATCAACCGGGCGCAATCCCACGCTAGACCTTCAGTTCGCGGGCGCGACGAGCCTAGATAACCGCATCACCTTCTCCCGAGGCAGTCAGGCTACGCTGTTCGACTCGACTGGGGCGTTGGTGTATGCGAAGCATAATCTGCTGTTGCAGTCGCAGACGTTTGATAATGCCTCGTGGACGAAAACACGCAGTTCCGTTACGCAAGACACTGCCGTAGCGCCAGACGGGACAACTACCGCTGACTCTTTGGTAGAGGACGGCACTGCCGCCAACACTCACGACTTGCGACAATCGGTAACAAACACCGGCACAAATACATGGGCTTTATCTGTTTATCTCAAAGCAGTAAACAGGTCGTGGGCGGCAATTGAACTACAAAACGCCACAGCAACATCAAACCGAGCGAGGGCATGGTTCGATTTGCAAAACGGAGTTGTAGGCACAGGCAATACTGCTGGTTCTGGTGTCACCTATGTCTCGCATAGCATTCAAAACGTCGGCAACGACTGGTATCGCTGCATCCTAGTAGGCACTGCTGATTCTGCTGTTACAAGTGTGCAAGCATGGCTAGAAGGCACAACTGCCGATAACCTACAAAACTACAACGGCGTAAACGGGCAGACGTCGGTTTACATCTGGGGTGCACAACTCAACCTCACCGCCATGGAAGGCGGCGTCACCTCGTCGCTTTCGACGTACTACCCGACGGTTGCCTCGGCCTACTACGCCCCCCGCTTTGACTACAACCCCTCCACCCTCGCAGCACAGGGTTTGCTGATCGAGGAGCAGCGGACGAACTCCATCCGCAACAACACGATGCAGGGTGCGGTAGCGGGTACGCCGGGTACGTTGCCTACGAATTGGGCCGTCAGCAATCTTGGAACCTTAGCAACCGCAGTCATTGGCACTGGCACCGAGAATGGCATTACTTATATTGATTTGAAAATTAGCGGAACAACGTCAACAACAGGCGGGCAAATCAATTTTGAAGCAATTACGGCAACGGCAGCAGCGGTTTCGCAAACGTGGACACACTCAACGTATTGCACATTAGCCGCCGGTAGCATGACAAACGTCACAAGCATTGGCGTAAATATTGGTGAATATGACGTAGGCAGTAGTTTTTTAGCACAAGGCTCGCAGACCTTTACCCCGACCGCTGCTAACTTAAATGTGTCACGGCGCACACTGACGCGCACATTGAGTAATGCAAGCACCGCTTATATTCGTCCGTGGATTGCTGTTAACTTTTCTTCCGGCGTCGCCATCGACATCACCCTCCGCATCGGCCTGCCTCAACTAGAGCAAGGCGCATTTGCCACGAGCGTGATCCCCACGACCACCACCGCCCTGACGCGCAATGCAGATGTGGCGAGCATGACGGGGACGAATTTCTCGTCGTGGTACAACGCGACGGAGGGGACGTTGTTTTCGGAAAGCATTAACCTTCCGGGGCAATCCGCTGTCGTATTTCCGCGAATAGCAAACATAAACGACGGAACAACGAATAACGTCATTACAACCGTCTGGAGATCAGACACCTCAAGGCTTTACGGTGCTGTAACCGTTTCTGGAGTCAATGTTGCAGAAGTTGGTGTAGTTGGAGTGACACAAACTAATGCAAACAAGATTGCATTAGGTTACGCAACAGACAATTTTGCATCTTCTGTAAATGGCGGCGCTGTTAATACAGACACATCAGGGGCAATTCCGTCTGTAAACAGATTAGGAATAGGAAGACAAGCATCAGCAGCAGATTTTATTAACGGCTACATCCGCCGCATCGCCTACTACCCCGTGCGCCTGCCTAACTCCACTCTCCAAGCACTGACGGCCTAATTATGGACATCTACCTCAAAGCAAAGTCTGAAGCCGCGCTGTACGAGGCGCTGGAAGCCGTAGGCGTCGTCACCAAGGGCGAGGACGGATGGCACGTCACGGACGGCCACAAATACGCGCTGGACGTCGTGGGCAAGGTCTACAAGCCTACGAGCGAGATCATCGAGCAAGACGGCGTTGAATCACCAATCATGGCGGCAGTGCCCGGCTACCACGCCAACTTGCGCGTCATGGATGCAAGCAACTTTGATGCTGAATTGCTTACAGAAGTGACAATCAATCCGCCAAACAATCCAGCAAGGGGTTGGGCATAAATGCAACAAGTCAGTCAAGACCTTGACCGATACCTCAGGATTGTTGGGCAATACGACAACGAATTCAGCAAATGGCAGGCACGCACTAAAAAGATTCTGAAGCGATACCGCGATGACACTCGCGGGCAGTCAGGCAACGAATCGGCTAAGTTCAACATCCTCTGGTCAAACGTCCAGACGTTGATCCCTGCCGTATACGCCAAACTGCCCAAGGCTGATGTGACGCGGCGCTTTGGCGATGGCGACCCGGTAGGGCGGGTGGCTTCGCAACTCCTTGAGAGGGCGTTGGACTTCGAGATCGAACACTACCCCGACTTCCGCTCAACGATGCGTTACTGCGTCGAAGATCGGTTTCTCGGCGGTCGTGGCGTGGCATGGGTGCGGTATGAACCGCACGTCGCCCCGCAGGGCATTGAGGATGACGGGCTACAGGTCACAGAGGACGTCGAGCAAGGCGAAAACGCCATGATGGAGCAAATCGACTACGAGTGCGCTCCGACCGACTATGTCCATTGGAAAGACTTTGGACACTCTACAGCGCGGACCTGGGAGGAAGTCTCACAGGTATGGCGTTGGGTCTACATGACCAAGGAAGCCCTTGTAGAGCGTTTTGGCGAGGAAGCAGCCGCCAAGATA